GGTCACTGCGGATGAACTGCTGGAAGCAGGAAGAGATATAGCAGACATTCTAGGGAGTGGGGACAAAAACGCCTTAGAGGCTGCAGTGCGAAAAGCGGAGAGGGACGCAGAGGATCTCTCTCTGATAATGGCGCGCCAGAATGAAATTAAGCGGTTAAACAATGTCATTGCCAAAGACGCCCATGAGAAGGCGAAACAAGCGCTAAAAGCCGATGAAGACGCAAGCGCTGGTGATTACGATGTTCTTGCCGCAGAAGCGTTTGAAGCGATGAACCTTCTCCTGGCGTCACAGCGCGCCTGGTCCCTCTTTGGACACAACCTGGGACTAGCGCTTAAACAACGCGATGTCTCTTACAGGGCGCTTGGGCAGAAAACAAAAGACCTAAAAACCAGCAGAACGGCACTTGCTGCCATGCGTGATGAGTCTACTGGGTCAATGAGCGAAAAGAAGCTGCTGAAATTAATGGCGATGTCGAATGACGAGTCGTCAATGGTTGCCGCGATTAACAGGCACGTTGCAAAGACTAAGGGTTCAAAACTGTTTAACATGGTCAGAGAGTATTGGGTGAACTCCTTGCTTTCGGGACCAGCAACCCAGGTTGTAAACCTTTTAGGTTCTCTACTGACTTACTCGCTACGCTCAGTTGAACGCACAGCAGGAGCGGTAGCGACAGGGGATTTCGCACTAGCACGCGCTACGATACAGTATTCGTTCAATGTTGAGTCAATCACAGACGCTTTTAAACTCGCACACCAGGCGATTAAGTCTGGAGAAGCAGTCACACTGCAAAACTCTAGGACGTTTGACGACATAAGGCACAGCAGAAAAGCGATTGCTAGCGACAGCGACAACGCATTTGGAACTGCGGTGAACTTTTTAGGAGAAGCAGCGCGTCTACCATCAAGGGGACTGCTGGCGGGAGATGAGCTATTTAAAGCGCTCAGCTACAGAACTTACATTAAAACGGAATTGGCGACCAGGGGAATGCAGAAGGGGTACCGGGGGAATGCGTTAGCGACCTACGTTAAAAACGGAATGGACGCCCACATCACTGAAGGTGGACGGGCGTTTAACGAAGTAAACCTGGTGATTGATGCCAACAGAGCAGCGGACAAAGCGAACGTGAGTTTTGAAAAGAGAGACGACTTCATTGAAGACTACATGGAGAGAGTGAACCCAGAAGTCTACCAACTTGATGAGGGAGGGGGACGCCTTACCAACTTGTCGCGCGAAGATAGAGGAGCGCTGGCAGAACGAGCAGCGCAGTGGGCAAAAGAAAACACGCACACGCAAGACTCGCAGAACAGCATTGTGCGTAATTTGTCACACACGGTAGCTCAGAACCCGCTGCTGACCTTTGTTATCCCATTTGTTCGCACGCCAACGAATCTTCTTGGTTTCGGGTTTGCCAGGTCTCCGCTTGCTGTGCCGATGGAAGCGCTGCGCTTAATAAGCAAAGACTACCGACATAAGTTTATGAGCGGGACTGCAGCGGAAAAAGCTGACATTAGAGGACGCCTAGCAACAGGAGTTGCCTCTACCGCATCACTTCTCTGGTTAATGGAGGCTACCGATGCTTCCCAGTTTATTACTGGATACGGTCCCAGAGAAAAGACGCAGCGAAAAGCGTGGGAAATGAACAACCAGCAATATTCCCTAAAAGTAGGAGACAAGTGGGTCGCATATAATAGAGCAGACCCAGCCGCAACTATTCTTGGGCTTATCGCTGATTTTGTAGAAGCGCGACGTTCTGGAGAGTTTGATGACGACGAAGCGTCAGATATGTTTGGAGCAATGGCGCTTTCCCTGGCGAATAACGTAACGAATAAATCTTACGTCCAGGGACTAGATAACCTTTTCAATCTACTCAAAGACCCAACAAGGAACACGCAGAGATTCATAGGAAGCATCGCGGGCGGATTTGTCCCTAACCTGGCAAACCAAGCGATGAGCTTTGAAGAAGACAGAGCGCTGAGAGAAACTAGGAATATCATGGATTATCTTACTAGAAGGACTCCAGCCGCTGGAAGCATTCCCCCAAGAAGAAACTTCCTTGGAGAAGTTGAGACAATGTCGTCATCCGGTGGAATTAGCGGCGTGTTTAACCCACTCTATACCAAGGAGATACTGGATGACCCAGTAAACGCTGAGTTTGCTAACCTTGGACAAGGATTTGGAAAACCAGGGTTCTACCTCAGAGATGGGGTAAAGTCCCTGGATATGCGGGACGCAGTCAACGAAAACGGTGACCAGGCATATGACAGAATGCTGGAGCTTATGTCTACGCAGAAGATCGGAGGGAAAACGCTACGCGGACGTTTAAATAACCTATTTGCCAGCAAGGCATACCAACGCCTCCCCGATACTAATCTTAAAGAAGAGACAGGAACAGAAAGTCAAAAAGTCTCTTCAATCCGCCGCTTACTTCGTGCTTACAAAACAAAAGCGCGTTATGAGATGTTAAAAGAATTCCCTGAATTAAAACGAAAATACAAGGAAGTGCGGATTGCCGCTTTAAATCGATAAGAATAACCCCCTTTACTCATGCCAAACAGCTACATTGAACAAACAGACGCTGGTCACCCAACATTAATTAACGTCAGCAGTCTTAAATATCTCTCTATTAATGATTTAGAGGCGCTTGGAACCGATGGAACATACTCAGGATCTGGAGCAGACACACGCAGTTGGACGACTCTAGCGATAGCGTCAAGAGACGCCTCCGCAAAGACTGTTACAGTAACTAATTCTGGACCGTATGACACTGTAAGGATTTTCAGAAGGACGCCTGCAACACAGCTTATTGATTTCCAGAACGGTTCCAGACTCACTGAAACTGACCTGGACACAGCGTATCAGCAGTCGCTCTATGTTGCCCAGGAGGTAGCGGAGAACGCAGCGGCGTCAACGCAACCTGCAGTAGGAATTGGGAACATTGGGGCGTCACACATCGCGGACGATGGCGTTAACAGTCTTTGTCTTGTAAACGGGTCTGTAACTAACGAAAAGTTAGCTGGAGGGATAACTAATGATAAACTAGCGGGGAGCATCACTAACGCTAAGTTAGCTGGAGGGATAACTAACGCTAAGCTGGCGGGGAGTATTGACCTAACATCCAAGGTAACAGGCACGCTACCCACTGGGAACGGAGGGACAGGCATAACCAGCACCGCAGGGCAGGTTCTAGAAGAGTTTCTTCTTCCTTGTGATGGGATTGCGTATGCCGCACGCAGCGGGACGTATACCCCCACAGCAGTCACTTCAACAGTCGCGCTGACAACCTCTTACGCTGACGTAGCTGGGTCTTCAATTACATATACGCCGCCCACAGGAACAAAGAGCATTGTGTATAAGTTTACTACTTCAGTTTATGCTGCTGGCGCAGGGAGAGTACACTTTAAACTCGTCCTGGGAGGAGTGACCGTCACTGATTCAAGACAAACATACGAGATCGATGACAATGGAGGGCGCTACACTGTTGAATGGCCCTTTATTATTGGAGATTCCGCTAATGCGGCGACAGGACGACACGATTTGTTCTCTGATTGGAGCAGCGGGCTTATCATAAAGGTGCAGGCTAGGGAGTATGACGGAACCCATGATGCTTCACTCCACGGGTCTACGCACGAAGACGATGGGACGGCAGATAACATATTCACACGCCCCCTCATAGGAATTAAAGCAATAGGGTAGACCAATGGACTCACCTTACATCCCAGCTGTTATCGGAGTCACAGGCTTATTAGGAACCCTCACACTAAGCGACCTCAACACCGTCGTTGCTATTAGTGTTGGTGTTGTGACTTTGTGTTATTTAAGCATTAAAATCTGGAAAGAATTTAAAAACAATGAGTGAAGAACCAGCAAAGAAACTTTACGATCTTCAAGATCTTTTAATTGACGAGTTCACCGCAAGGATCAAATCAGGCGAGGCAACAGCTGCAGATCTAAGCGCAGCACGCCAGCTTCTTAAAGATAACAGCATAAGCGCTGTCCTGGCGGATACAAACCCCCTGGCAGAGTTGGTCAAAGTCCTTCCGTTTGACGAAGAAGGGGTAGACCGCGTAGTAAAAAAAGTAAAAAATGAGTAGAAACTACGCGCTGGAATACCAGAACTACCACTCTCGCCCTGAACAACGCAAAAGACGATCCTTGAGGGGAACGGCGAGAAGACTTATGATTAAAAAACGGGGGAAACGTGCATTATTCGGAATGGACGTTCACCACAGAGACGGGAACCCAGCAAACAACTTGCTGAGTAACCTGCAGATCATGTCAAAATCTGCGAACCGTTCACGAAACACTTAAATGACCCTGAATGGAAATCCCCACACAGTTAAAGGACTTCAGAAACTTCCTCTACCTAGTGTGGAAGGAACTCAATTTACCAGACCCAACCCTTATACAGTATGAGATCGCAGACTATATGCAGCACGGTCCCAAAAGAGCAGTTATTCAAGGTTTTCGAGGGGTTGGAAAGTCTTGGATCTGCTCTGCATTCGTTGTGCATCAGCTCCTCCTCGACCCCTCAAAAAATATACTGGTTGTCTCTGCTTCAAAAACTAGAGCCGATGATTTCTCAACTTTCACACTTAGAATTATCCACGAAATCCCCTTGCTCCAGCACCTCGCCCCTGGTGATAAGCAGCGATTCTCTAAAATCTCTTTCGATGTCCGCCCAGCGCCTGCTTCTCACGCACCTTCCGTCAAATCACTCGGAATTACTTCACAACTGACGGGGTCCAGGGCAGACATTATCGTTGCTGACGACGTAGAAGTCCCGAATAACTCAGCAACGCAGATGATGCGGGATAAGCTGGGGGAACAGGTCAAAGAGTTTGACGCGATCCTGAAACCAGAAGAGGAGTCAAAAGTGCTGTTCTTGGGAACACCCCAGTGCGAAGACACAATCTACAACAGCCTGACTGATCGCGGCTATAGCACCAGGATTTGGCCCGCTCAGTTTGTCTCTCAACATCAGAATGAATTACGCTACAACAGTAATATTAGCGAGTCGTGCGTAGATGGGGAGAGTAAGCAAAAGTCTACAGAACCTACCAGGTTCTCGGAGGTAGACCTGGCAGAGCGTAAGGTCTCATACGGATCTGCTGGGTATGCCCTCCAGTTCATGCTGGATTCTAAGCTCAGTGACGTAGAACGCTACCCGCTGAAGCTCTCAGACCTCATTGTGATGTCCATAGACAACGAGACAGCGCCTGAGAAGCTCATATGGGCAAGGAGTCCCGAATTAGAGTGGGACTCCACTGTGCCTAACGTGGGGATGTCTGGGGACAGATACCATCGCCCCATGAAGACGCTGGGAGACCACATCCCATACACAGGGAGTGTCCTGGCAATTGACCCGTCAGGACGCGGTAAGGACGAAACAGGCTACGCTGTGGTCAAAATGCTCAACGGGTTCCTCTATGTTACCGCTGCTGGAGGCATCCAGGGGGGTTATTCCGATGATACCTTAAAATTTCTCTCAGTTACCGCAAAAGAGAACAAAGTGAACTACATCGTAGTCGAAAGTAACTTCGGTGACGGTATGTTCGTGGAACTCCTAAAACCCATCCTGAACAAGATCCACAGGTGTTCAATTGAGGAGGTAAGACACAACACCCAGAAAGAAAAACGGATCATCGATACGCTAGAACCCGTAATGTCCGGTCATCGCTTGGTTATTGACCCTAAAGTGATCCAGAAAGACTACGAGTCTACCCAGAGTTATTCCAGGGAAAGCTGTCTGAAGTATCAGATGATGTACCAAATGACCCGTATAACCAGGGACAGAGGGGCAATAACACAGGACGATAGAGTGGATGCCCTCGCAATGGCAGTAGGCTATTGGGCAGAACAAATGGCTCAAGACGTAGAACTGAAGATGGGAGAACGGAAAGATGAACTCCTGAATCAAGAGTTAGAGAAGTTCAAGGATTCGTTCTACAAACGGAAAAACAAAGGGAACACCATGAGATGGTGAGTCAGCAGCTGCCTTGCAGCCATAGGGCTTAACCCTGTGATCGTATGTAGGGGTCGGGGAATAGTCTTGACAAGGCGAAATCGACTACTTATAAGTCTTAATAGAGTTAATATGACTTAGATATTAGGGACTATTAGGGGATAAGTCTTCTCTATCGCCTGCGGCGGCTGGTCTTAACGCCACTTAAAGTATACCTTTATGACTTATAAAGACTTGTATGGACCCTCTAGAACACGCTGTCGCACAGCTTGGGGAACACTTTGATCACTACCTTATCGTTGTCTCAACAGAACCCCATGAATGCCTGGTCGAATACGATAACAGCTTTGCTGCTCTAGGACTCCTAAATACCGCAGCAAAAATCATTGACAAGCAGCTGGATACTGGCAGTCTGAGCGTGCGTCTGGAAGAGGAAGAGGAGGACGATGAGGATGAGGAAGACGACGCATACGAAGACGAAGAAGACGAAGAAGACGAAGACGATGAAGTAACGTAGTAAAGTTTTAAGGTTCTAGTGCCAAAAGGCGCTGGTTGTGTTGTGTGTAACACTGAGTCGCCCCAGGTTTTGCTTCATTTCTCCTGGGGCGACTCTTTTTAACTATGAGTAGCCCAATCGACGTAAGACGGTTCCTTCCCTGGATTAGAAAGTGCGGGGAAAGAAAGCTGCTGCTAGACGATCTTGACGACCTTGAAGATCTCCTGAAGAAACAAGGCGTGCTAGACCCCCAGGACTCTGTGGACACTGAAATACGCGACAGACTCGCTAGGATTAAGAGGAAGATTATCAGGCTTCCCAGGTAGTCCCTGAGTTTTGGTATAAAAATGTGAGAGGGTATATCGTATAGGATGCCCGCAAAATTCCCCCGTGCGGGGTCGGCGTTGGCGCGCACTTCGCGCTTTTCAATTGCTATCATTGGCGGCGGATTGTCAGCGCCTCACCAGAAATTCCGGCAGTTCCGGGGACGGGAAGGGATTGGTAGTGCATACCCGGTGCATTTCGGCGCGTTCCT